ACCATACTTGAACTGATGTATACAAATCGGCGAACCTTGAAAGTCACTGCGGCTTCTAGTAAATTGATAAGACCGGTAATCATCACCTGACTGGCAGTCACAGGATCTTGTTGCACAACTTTTTGTCTAGGAAAACTAGCAAGGTGTACAATACATTTGATATCAAATATACCAACATGACTTTTGATTGATTCTGTATTTCTAATATCCGCTACCAATGGAGAATATCCTGATCGATTGGTTCTACCAGAAATCAAATAATCAAGTTCGTCCTTGGGAACGAATCCGTAATCAGTTCTAGAGTCAACGCTGTAGCAATCAATTCCTTTGCCACGCAATAATTTAATTACATTGTGTCCAATAAAACCGGCACCGCCGGTGATAAGTGTTTTCATTTATATTTCAAAGTAAAATAAGTTGCATCTTCGTCGGACAAGTTGCCATATATAACAACCTGATATCCATATACGTCATAGTTTGTTGTTATTTGATATGCAGTATCCGAACAATGTTCCATAACCCAGGTGCCCATTTCTGATTTTTGCCAATCAAGAATAGGCCCTGCTGCGTAGATTTCCGGATCCTCTACATCACTTAATGTAAATTTATGAAAAATCATTTGTAAAGATCTGTGTATTTTGAATATATCTGATCAGCATACCATTTGTGATGTAATGGTCCTGGGTGTATGCGATCAAATCCATAATCAATAAATGAATAATCGTTTTGATCAAATAACATTATTGAATTTTTTATATCTTCGGTGAAGGCAATTGTTTGTAAATCGTGTTCTTGGCCATTCAACGGCATAACTGCTAGAATAAATTCAGCTCCAATTTTATCAAGATAGTTTTTAACTTGACCGATGTGTGTGAATGATTCGTAGAGCATGTGATTGCTTGCCAGTAGCTTTTCGTTTATATAATTTTTAACAATTGCAACATCTTTATAATTGGCTGCACCTATATGATATAAAATATTTTTATCATCCAGGAACGTAAATCTGCCGGCTCCGGTGAGAGCCCACACAACAACGTCGTTTTTCTTTATGTCTGATCTCAGTATTTGATCAGCAGCCCATGATATAGAAGTTCCAGGGCGAGTTAGATAGCTAACTGGAAGATTTAATTTTTCCGCAAGCAAGTGGCCAAATCGTTGTTCTCGTTGAATACCAATACCGTGAGCAAAACTACACCCGGCTATCCATAATTGATGGCTGTCAGTCTTTCTTGAATCAGTGAGATTTAAAAAACTCAAATTCATTTAATGATATATTTGATTGTATATTGCTAACAATTCGTTGGCATAAACTGCATGCTGACGTGGGCCAGGATGATGAGCACCCTGAACTAACGAAGGATCAATCGACGGGTCATCATTATTAACATCGGTATAACTACGAATTACTATATCGGCCCATGGATACTCCGGACGTATCACAAACAGTCTTGGATCGTTCTTGCTGATAATGTACTGAATCATTTTTCCCATGTGATTCAAATACGGAGCATCTATATCAGCAAAGTATCCCATTAAATATTCAACTTCCAGTTGATTTAAATGATTAACAACTTGTTCAATGTGATTCCATGAATCATATAAACTGTGATCTGAAAGCAAAAATGATTCTGATATCATACGCTTCACATGAGATATTTTTTGACCGTTCGAAAACAGACTTTTGATTGACGTTTTTTGAGATTGATCAAGCAAGTGAATACTAATGGGCCACACACGCTCATCGGTGTATATAGTAGCACGAGCAGTTCCGGTGATGCCCCATAATACAATGTCTCCTGCCCGTATGTCTGATTTAAGTATTTGATCGGCAGCCCATTGATTTGATGCACCGGTCATTGATAAAAATGAAACTGGCAATCCAAGCTTGTCGGCAAATTGCTGACCAAATCTCAAGTTAACATCATCGAGTCCGTGCCCGTGTGCAAAACTGCACCCCACAACCCAGACTTGTTTGCCATCAGTTTGTCTTTGTGCAACCGGATCTAATAAGGAAGGCCTAACAAATTTTGTAGGCTCATAATCTACAGCCCCTCTACCGTACTCACCGGCCTTGAGCATTTTAACTGGTCTGCAGGTGTTTATGTACTCTAGCCATCCAATAGTGTGATGCTTGGTATCTTCAGATCTCCATGTTGTGGGCTGTACAAAGATTAATTCTTTACAACTGTAAAGAATATCATATAATTTTTTTGGAGGAAAATCATTCGTATGCAAATACACAGTATCACTGATCTTCCTACCATATTCTTTATACGGTATAGCCAATCGATTAATACTGTGTACTAGAACACGAAAAGAAGTGGTATCATCCCCAACATACACTGTCAAGTCTTCGACCATCATACTGCCATCTTGGCCTTAATAGCGTCGTGCGATTGATAATTTTCTAATCTGATATCAGCCATAGTAAACTGAGTAATATCAGTAATCTCAGGATTGAGGTACAATTGCGGTGCAGGAAATGGTTCACGTGTCAACTGTTCTTTGACCTGCTCCACATGGTCTAGGTATATGTGTGCATCGCCTAGAACGTGAACGAACTCGCCGACTTTTAAACCGCACACTTGTGCTATCATAGCCGTTAATAGGCTATAGCTGGCGACATTGAACGGTACACCTAGAAACATGTCGCAACTTCTTTGATACATCTGGCAGCTGAGTCTACCATCTGCTACATAAAACTGTGCAAAGCAGTGACACGGGGGCAGAGCCATGGCATCTAATTCTCCAGGGTTCCACGCTGATAATATATGTCTTCGTCCGTATGGGTCTGCTTTAATTCCGTCGATTAGTAATCTTAGTTGATCGACTTCTCGTACTTCTATGTTATTACCTGTTCTGCGATACGTGCTGCCAAAACTGTCTTTGAATGTACCTTCGGTTGCCCTGGGTTTAATAGCCCGCCAGTGCCTCCACTGCACGCCGTATACACGACCTAGATCGCCATCAAACTTGGCCTGTGGTTTCCAGTAAGGAGCAAGCGCATTAGGAGTCCATATAGTCACTGTGCCGTCTCGGGTGCCGTGTGTAATTTCTGCTAGTCTACGCTCGTCACCTGATCCTTCGATCATCCAAAGCAACTCACCAACAACACTGCGCCATGCAAGTTTTTTGGTAGTCACAGCCGGGAAATCTTTGGACAAATCATAACGCTGCTGCATACCAAATTGAGATATGGTGCCTACACCCGTACGATCATCTCTGCGTGTCCCTGTTTCTAAAACATCACGCAATGCTGTTAAATATTGTTGTTCCATTTATAAAGGTCTAAAAATATCTACATTTTTGTAGATACTAAAGTTTAACATTTTATCGCTGCTAGGTCTACTGCTTGTGATTCTCATTCCAGTCATAAACGCTCGCATGTCGATTCTTACATCCGAAAAGGCAGCACCTTTTCTGTGAGTAATATAAGCATAGTCTATTAGGTCTTTACAGTCCATAATAAGATCTGGTCCGCCTAATATGAAGATATTTTTAGTTGGAAACAATGTTTGTAGTTCTCGAATTTGTTTTTTGTAATCCCCGTGTAATCGACGAACACTGGGATATCCAACAATTGGTTTACTGCTAACTACACAATTAATTCTATTTGGTAATGGTTTCGTCATTTTGGGATCATCCCAAGTTCTTCGTCCCATTACAACAATTTGATCGTGTGTATGTTCGCGAAACCAAGCCATATCTTCGGGATCAAATGGCCAAGGTAAGGTGCCACGATTACCAAATGTGCCTGCTTGGTCTGTGGCAAATATCGTACAAATCATAAATTTTTTAGAATATTATCTGTGGCAGGCTGAACAACTTTAGCGACTGCCTTGACACTTATATAAAAATCAATGTCATTGATAATGTGATCCAATGCGCTCAACTTTGTCTTGATCATTTTTTCAAGTTCGTTGGGATCATTGCCCTCATCTAATAGTTCTTTGATATTGATACTTACTTCTGTGCCATCAGTTAGATTGACGCTCATACTTTCAAGCATGGCGATGGGAATTTCTTTTTTCTCTACAGATCGTAAAATTGATTCCCATTGCGCCTTGCTATTGAGATTAAGCCGCTTGCTTTTTGCTCGAGGTTTTTTTGGTTTTTGTTCCGGCATCTTCGGCTCTTGGAGTTAGGCTTTCTGCTTCTGCTTTTAAACGTGCAGCTTCGGCTAGTAATTGCTGTGCTGTAGCTTCCATCTTGGCTGCTTGTTCAACTCGTTGAGCAGCAAGATCACTATCACTAAGCATGCCTGCTAGCATTTCTGCTGCACTGGTATTTCCTTGTGCTTCGCGAGTACGCTTTTCTCCTAGTTCTTGAATTTCTGCACGCCGTGGCGGAGTGTTATTTTTCTTACCAGTTAACCCTCTATTGGCATCAAGATTTTGTAGACGTTCCATTGCTTCTTGACCTTTGGCCATTTCGTCTAGAATGTCATTGAGTTCGTCAAGTCTTACACTACTAGTAGTGGTAGGTGTGACTAACACTTGATTGGTAGGAACTTTCTTCATTAAACCGTTGCGATGAAGACTTTCTAAACAGTTGGTACCGTCTGCCATTACGGTTCTGAATAATACATCAGAAATTTCTACTGCGGCTTGACCTTGCGGACTTTCAACAGCTCGCATAACTTCATCGTGTACCAGTCGCGGAAGTAGATCGCTATAAACTACTAGAGCCATGTGCTCTAGATCTGGTATTTTTCTAAAAATGATTACACATCTTTTATCGTTGTGTTTGCCAACGTGCTTTAACATACTATTCTCCTAGATTAATTTGAGGCAGACTGATCTGGTTGTTCGTTGATTACCGGTGGATTCACTGGTTTCAGTGCGCCACTTGCTTCTAAGAATTTAACCAATTTTTGATATACAGCGCCAACTTCGGCCATTTCTTCTGCACGAACAGCGCCGCGTTCAGCAGACGCACGTATAAGATTTAGCAGTAATACTAAATCAGCTAGTGCAAGACTTGGAATTTCTGGTTGTGTTTGATCCATTGTATCTCCGTAAATAACTATAGTTATTTAACCAAGTAAAATACAACAGAATTTTTTTTAGAGATGATAATTGACAGAATTGATTTGATCTAGGCAAAGAGCAAACATACTTGCTTCGCCGGGTAATTCAAAACCCACGCAATTGGTAAATTCACATTTACCAAAATCATTTACGTAGTATTCTTCGCCAATCCAAAAACGTCCTTCAAGATTTTCCCAAATCCAATCGGTAATTTTTTTTGGTTGGCTTGTTCTAAGTTCAAATTGAACTTTAATAAAATGAGGCGGACAACGGTCTAGTTCTCTTAGACCGTGTACCGACAAAGGATTAGCCTCTCCATTACGTAACATTTTTGTTGTCTTTGGTTTCGTCTGTGATGATAGTGATCTTTTGTTGCTCGGCACTCACGCTACTGTCGGGACGTACAATACGATTCTTCAGAAATTCGTTTGACTGCTCGATCCAGGTACTGAGAATTTCTCGCTGCCCGGTCACTTCAACAATCTCGGCAGCACGAGTGATATCTTCGAGTGCATCCTCGGTCAGTAGCAAACGTTCTTGCAGATCAGCAATCAGCTGCTTGACTTTTTTGCTTGCTTTAATTTCTTCAAAATTAATTGGTTCCATGATATCCTTTAAAAGTTGGCTAATGCTACTGTGTTCATATTGTTATTATACACTATCTTCCAATTATGTTCAAGCAAAAAAGGAACAGCGGTTCCGCCTTTGCCATTCCATGCATACCCATTATAAAACGTATCGTCAAGATGGATAATACATTTGTCCGCACAAAACGGTAATAGCAATTTGGTTTGGGTCAAGTGAGCCAATTTGCTATTTTCATTGTTCATGTCTATACCGTATTTGGCATATTGTTTCTTTTGCTCAACATGCCACCATTGTTCATTGTCAGGATCATAATTAAAATCAAAGTTGTCAAGATACGCATAACAAATTTTTTCGTTTAATGCAGGAAATACCGATTGTAAAAATTCTTCGCCAGTCATCATGTAAGCAAAAGAATTTTCAATCTGATCTGCATACGCTTGGGCAACAGTATAAGGTTCACGATCAAAATCAACAGCATGATGCCGGAACTTTTTTACACCAACAACTAGTCCGGCGTAAAAGTCTGTAGAACCTTCACCGCGTCCGCAACCAATTTCTACAATTGAACCTTCTAGTACTGCTAGATGTTGAAGTATATAATGATGACCACGAGCACCCATTAGGCATTTTCCTGTTTGAGTATTTTAAATGTTTCTGCTTTGGCTTTATTGTATTTGATCCGCTCTTGTCTAGCAACTTCTTTCACTTCATATTGTTCGCGTCGTTTATCGCTCATGGCACCAAGATAACTGTCATATTGTCTTGCCCAATCCAAACCTTTGATCCAGTATTCAAGCTCAACAAGATTGCCAGTGAATAAACAAGCGTCGCGAGTATATATTGGCAAGCGATCATCCTTAGGATACAATGCTATATTGTCCATATTATCAGTTTCGCCATAGGCAGCATACGCCGGCTTACCCATGCGAAAGCCAAGACGATCTACCACTTCACGGACACGATCGATACGTTCAATCATGTTCATACCAACAGCGACACCAATATGCTTACTCATGATTGTTTAGTTGTTCTTTCCAGTTGAAACCAACATAGTATTCGAGGAGCGTCTCCATAGCATTACGATAACGGTAATTATGATCTAGATCTTGTCGCTGGTATTCTCGAAGTTCTTTTGCAGATTCTAAGCGATTGATGTCTTGGCACAGGCCTTGATAATCTTGGATTAGGATACTATGCATTAGGCCGTCAACTGCATCATTAGTTAACTCCACTTTCATCGTGCCATCCTTTCTTTTCTACAAGCTTCTTTCATCTCATTGGTATAGTCTGGACTGATTTCTGCAATGCTGCAATCAATTACACGTCGATCGCTGGGGAAATAGGCTAAGGCAAGTATTACACCCGCTGCTATGGCTAGCATGGCCAAAATAAATTCTTTACTAATCATCGGCATATCTCCTTGATTTCTTCTACGGATTTGCCTATCTTGGCCATCTCCACACGACAATCTTGTTTGTGATACTCGCTATAGCCAAGTCCAATAAACGGAATTATAACAAAAGCTGCAATTAGTATCATAAACCATTTCATATCACTGTCCATCAATCTTCTCCTTCTTTAGGATGTCAAATACTCGTTCATCGTGCTTGACAAAATCTCGCCATATATTACGAGCACCCCAAGCCATAAAAGCCAACATAGCCAAAGCATTTACTGCAATAGCTATACCCCAAAAGACATTACGAGTTGGTCCTTCGCCTGCTGTAAGGCCTGCTGCTAAACTAAATGAAGTAATAAACATTACAGCTTCGAACCAACCGCATTTACTTACAAACCACTTAACAAAACGCCATATTCGTTTCATTATTTGCCTCCTCGTGCAGCTTCTTCATAGTGTGCCCAAATACCCCACGGTGGCTCACAACCCGGGTTGCCTTTAATGATCCATACTGTTTCGCAGTACTCTTCTTCGCCCCACTCGCCAAACGGCATACCGTCAGTAAACATAATGAACTTTTTAGGTTCAATGTTGTTTTCTTTCATAAACTCCCAGTTAGCCATAAAGTCGGTACCACCACCGCCCATGGGCTCGTATTCCATAATGTCATCAATGTTGTCGCTAGTAAAAGTTTTGACATTGTAAATCTCAGTATCAAAGCACCACAGCGTGATCTTGTACTCATCGAACGCCTCCATGATGCCTTTGATCTCACCCAGGAACGCACGACTGTCTTCTTCACTAATGGATCCAGACTGGTCCAATGCAATACAGATATCAATCATGTCACCAGGTTTGAGACCAGGCATAATAGCATCCATGTGCCAGCCTCGACGACTTGGACGAGCCCAAGTATAATCGTTTTTAATTACACTTGTAATCTGTTGCTGCAACAATTCTTTCCAACCAATAACAGGTGCAGTGATGTCCTTGAGTAGACGCTTGACACCTGCTGGCAAGTTGCCTGCACCTGCAGCCTGAGCCGCTGCAATCACAGCACCCTTGATCTCGTCGCGGATAGCTTGTGCTTCTTCTTTGCTTAGTTTGGGACGACCTTTGCCGTCTTTGCTCTCACCATCGCCGTCGCCGTCATCATCTTCAAGGTGATCATCAAGAACCATTTGCTCAAGTTGGTCCATGTTGAGCTTGTCTGCATTTTCATACAGATAGTCATAGACCTCTTCGTAGCTCTGTCCTTTAAATTTTGCATCATAAAGAATTGGCACTACTGAGATCTTTTCACCAATACGCTGGTCCACCAGGTCCTGGTTAACACAGTAGTCGGCAGCAATATTGCTCAGACGCGGCATGCGATCTCCGCGTCGACCCATGTGATCATAAACCGCATGTAGAATCTCGTGTCCGACTAGGAACTCGAGCTGTTTAAGCGGCATCTTGTTTACAAACTCGCTATTGTAATAGAACTTGCGTCCGTCTGTTGCCGCAGTCGAGCACCACTCGTCTGCGTTGGTCAGTGTCATTCTAGTAGCCAACTGTCCAAAGAACGGAGCCTTTAGCAGCAAGCCAATACGTGCTGTGGTAAGTTTTTCGCGAGCCGCCGCATCGGTGCGCGGATCGGTTATAGTGACTGCCTTTGCTTTATCAATTACGGTTGAATCTGCCATTTACATGCTCCTTAACTATGTGTATATTATAACGCAAACGGGATTTATAGTCAATTGGTCCATTTTAATTGTACGTGCGACAACACAGTATCGTCCACAAGGTATATGTATGGGGCAAACTGTTTTGGATCGTAGTACCAAGCCCACCTTGGCGCATTTGCTTTGCGCTCGGCGAAGCGAGTCTTTGGATTTTCCTCGAACGCCACGTACCTATAAAAATCTCGTTCGCATCCTGGCCCAAACGCTTCCCAGCACCATTCTAGCATTTCTTGTTGCTGCCGCGCGAGATCTTGGTGTCTGTTGTACCCATGTATAGAGGATTGAAACTCCAGGCGATACTTAAAAGAGCTGCTACCAGTGTATCTACCGTCGAGCTTGATAATTACGAATCTCATAAAAATAAGGGGGTCTTACGGACCTAGGTCCTGCCCCCGCCTCACACGCGATTAAACTTACTTAGAAGAACCAGCTGCTGCAAGAACATACTTACCAAACCGCTGATGGAACTCATCAAAGCTAGGCATCTTGCCAGGAACCATTGGCAGATTGTATGTGGTCAGTGCAACACGAGCACCCATCACAGTGACTTCGGTTGTAAAGTTATCCATCATAAAGCGCAGGAAGTTGTCTGCCATTTTATGGAAGTCTACAATCTTGTCCTTGCCGTTCTTTTGGTAGTAGTCTTGCAACTCGTAGCACATGCTGGTAGTCAGCGAATACATGGCCGAAATCTCTTTGGTCTTGAGTTCTTTGACTTTGCCTGCCAGAATGTCTTCGGGCTTGGGCAAGTTAGCCGCATGCTTACGATGAGCCATAAACTTGACAGCCGTACCTTCGCCAACACAACCTGCGATAAGGTCTGTTAGTTCAGCAGCACTGACACCATCGTCGTGGCAGAACTGACTTGCAAAGGTCCACGAACGCGGCGTCGGGAACGAACGACTATTGCTACGCGGATCAAAGTCAAACATGTCCGACTTAGCAAAGCTGAGATAACCGACCACGTCCGGGTGGATCTTGTTCTTGACAGCCCAAGTCTGCCACGATTCAAAGTCGGGACGAACTTCCAAGTGAACAAAGCGGTTCGCCAGCGGACTAGGCATACGATAAGTGACACCTTTGTCTGAATCGCGGTTGCCGGCTGCAACCATTACAACATTGTCCGGCAAATGATACTTGCCGATACGACGGTTAAGAATCAGCTGATACGCTGCCGCTTGTACAGCCGGCGCAGCCGAGTTCAATTCGTCCATAAACAGAACAACGATTGGGTACTGCGATGCCAGCTCTGTATCCGGCAAGTCAATTGGTGGAGCCCAATCCATTAGGCCTTTGTCTTTGTTAAAGTACGGGATACCGCGAATGTCAGTGGGTTCCATCTGCGACAAGCGCAGGTCAATCATATAACCACCGAGCTCTTTAGTAATGTCAGCAATCACCTCTGACTTGCCAACACCCGGCGGACCCCACAAGAACAGCGGACGCTGGTGTTTGAACGAGCGTAGGATACGGCTACGTGCCTCTTCGGGCGTCACCGTGCGAGTTTCAGATACAGCCATTTAGTTCTCCTTGTTAACGTGTGAAACATTATTATAGTGTATTACAGAATTAATGTCTGTGGCATTTTTGCCACAGACACCCAACATATTAAATGCCGTTCTTCTCACGCCATGCATCGGCTTTGACGGTCTTTTCGGCCATCCACTGGTCAAAGAATGCAGCAGCATCCATACCCGGCTTCAATTCAGCAGGCACTGGTTTGGCTTTGGCGGCAACCACTTTAGTAGTCTTAGCAGCCTTGACTTTGACAACCGCAGGCTTTGCAGCCTTGGCAGCACGAGGTGCTTTGCCAGCAGTGATGCCTTTGGTTGCAAGATAAGCCACAGCAGCTTCTTTATCCATTGCTTCTGGCAGTGCAATCATGTTAATGTCTGTGCAACCAAAACGCTCTAGTGCTTTGGCACGATTAACATCGTTAGCAAATTTGTAAACAGTAGCGCCGTTCTCAACGCAAGTACCCGCAAAAGTAAAAGTCTTAGACATACACTCTCCTATGAATTACGGTTAAAATTAACTACCCAACAGACATAGTATAACAAAATGGGCTTTTTTGGTCTACCGTTTTTTTCGTTGCTTTTTTGCAACAGTTTTGGGTGTTGCTAAAGGTGCAACTTTAGTTGCATTTTTTAAACGATGAAATAGCATAGTAGCACGACCAAACTCAAAATTTGGATGCTTATACATGTAGTCAATTTTGCGCTCTAAAACTTGCAAAACTTCTAACAAGTCCATTTTTGTTGCAAAATCGCTATCCATTAGTATTTTGTTAACATCATGCTTGTCTAGCATGTATTCTACCCATTTTTCTGTTGCGGGTATTTTGTAATATTGGACTATTGCTTTTTTGTTATTGCGTGTTGCATATTTTGTAATATATGTACGAGCAAACATAAAGCCTCCTTTACTGAAGACTATGTATTATATGCAAAAAGTGAATTATGTGCAACGGTTATTAAAGTTGCAAGTTGTCGAGGTATTGTTGAAGATTATCCGCATGTAATTTTAACATAACAGCTTCTTCGTCGCCTAGCAGTAGCACGTGATCAAGTTTGTGTATATAATACGGACAAGTCATCAATCTACTCAATTGTATCAGAGTGCGATTTCGTAATGGTTCGGGAAGGACACATTCGTACACAGGAATCCGTGTATTTTTTTTAATAAATGTGATTCCCATTTTTGATAATCTAAGTTGATTGGTATTGGTGTGATTCCACCACCAATCAACCCAATAATTAGACTTTGCAACAGTGTCTACATCCAACCCCGCAGCCTGTATAAAAGCTTCGGTGTAGTGATGTTGATTATGGGTAGATTTGATCACCTTGTTTCATTAAGACCACAGTGAATTTGTCTGTCTTGAACAGAGTGTTTAGTTTTTTGCAAAGATTAATAGCATGCCCGCTATTGCTAAAGCTTACTTTCTTATATTTTGGACCAGGGTAATGCAGTAAGGTATGATGAGTTTTTAAATTAATGGGCGCATTGTCGTAGAATACTGCCCAAATTCCTTCGGAACTTAGTACTTGATCACTTTTGTAGTTAGTTTTGTTCACGTGTTCTAACAACACAGTAGGTTTAGGTCTTGCCATTGCTGGATTCCTTGATTATATATTTATGACAGAAAACGGCGTAGTTTACTTAAACCCGCCTCCGTCCATAAACGTTTCCGAAGTTGGCTCACTTTCGGGCGTTGTTTGCATTTCAGCCAGGTTAGCCAGAAGTACATAGATATCTGCATGTAAATTTCTTGCTTCGTCCGCAGTTAACATAAGTTGTCTACTTCCGGTTTGATTCATTTGTTGAATTTTGTTATTAAAATTTTTAAATGCTAGACTAAGTTTCTGCACGATTCAGTTCCTTTAATTTGCTCGACATTTCTGCTTCTGTACGAAATGGACCAAGATATTGGTATCTATTAACGCTAATGCTTTTGGGACAAAACGCTTTGGTCCATGTATTGTTTAATAATAGCAAATAGTATCCTGCACAATATTGACTTTTACTTTTTTCTGTCTTGGTATATATTGGCAATCGTTTCTTTACATCATATACAACATTATAAAATTTTCCAGAGACAGGATAGCCATACACTTGGTTTGTTTTTTCTTTAACGGCTTTCGCGGTTGATGTAGTAAATTTAATATTGTGTTGTTTGCTTAAAATTTTTATACTAGGATACTTTTCTCTATAATCGTTGTGAACATAAACAATACTGCCATCTTCTACAGCTTGTATGGTAGCAATTTTTTTGCCTTGGTCTTCAACTACCCAGAATTTATTCTTGACCACTGGTTTTGCAATTAGTTCGCTCATGATGATTTAACTAACGTATGATGAGTCACGATTTTACCTAATTCCTGTCCTAGATCTTTATTATCGTCAATCACGTACATGTCACCTTCGTTGCCGTAGCCGGTTGATACTCTTACCACATATCCGCCGTGTGCGGTATGAACATCAAACGATATTTTTTTGTTAGGCAGTTTATTTTCACTGTTCCATCCTCCCAAATTGATTTGAGAAAGATCACTCACAGTCAATGGGCCAATCCCGGCTCCTGAACCTGCCATGGTGTAATTACTCATAGTTTCATTTGCTCCAACATGATTGCTTGTGCCACTTGTTTGGCAAAGTCTTCATCGTCGTGGATCATGTACAGCGTACCTTCGTGGCGATCAGTTTTATGATTGTAATTTTTACATTCTAAAATATGTCCGCCCACTGCATTGTATAAGGTAAAGTTCATACCGTTTATGGCCGGACTAGACCTATCTCGTTCCACTACTTCAACTCGCTCAAGTTGAATTTCATCATGGTTTAACCAATCAAGAATTTTTCTTTTTAACCACTTCATTGCTGTTCTTCCTCCATGCATAGTGCTTTCATCATTTCAAATTTGTCGTTTAAATCTTTTAGGCCAGGATGTCGAGCTAATAGTTCTTTTAACTTTTGATCTTCCTGCATTTTTTTCTCGGCCCATTCAAGGATTCTCTTTGTGTCTTCGCTAAGATCAATGTTGGCTGATCCATTGGCAATCGTTTGCCACGTGCCACCATCATATACTTCCATGCCGCCACCGTTATGAGTGTTATAACGTACCATGCCTGCAACTGGCTGTGTGGTATTAATATACGGTTTATTACCTTGATAAGTTTGCACGTTTAACCACTGACTGTTTCCGTAGATGTTATTGATCATTAAATGTATTCCGCTAATAATATTGAAACTGTAAAGCCAATCATCAAATATACCATGGCGTGTGCAAGTTGGTCAACACCAATCCACATCCAAAATCTATCTGACTCTGTACTCAATCTGACTGTAGCCCTACGATGAACTAAATCCATAGTGTAATGCAATACTGCGTCAAACACAGCTAGCATAACACAGGCCTGCAAATTTAAAAAATGCATCAGTATCACATAGGTCAAGGCACCATGTAAACCGGCATGCTGCAAACCGCCAAGTCTACCAAGGTGCCCTTTGTCTTTGATCATTCTATCACTTTGCCAGCAGAAGTCTGCTAGAAAGTGTTTAACAAATAGTAAGGCCAATATTAGCCAAGTTGTCATTGGCCAAGTTCCTCCCACATCAATTCGTTATCTTTTACATTAGCAACAAGTCGAATATAACCAAGAGAAAAAGCTCTTCGTATCGTCTCTTCTTCATATCGCGGGCATTTAGAATCAATTACAACGCCGGCACGAGCTGCAACAGTTATGCCGTCGTGAATGTAAAAGCCGGGGTCGTCTTGTCCGATAGTTCTAATGTTAGATTCGTGTACAGTGTATGTCATCTAAAAATTGAGAGATACAGAAATGCTCCAAGCAGGCTACCAAATACGCCGCCGAAGCCTAAGAATCGCCAAGCCACAGCAGTAATCATGCCTTGAAACAAGATCCACATTTGTAAGTCAAGTAGCGTACTCATTCGGGGTACTCCGCACTTAATAGTTCTGCATAATTTGAACTATGTTCACTCAGTCGATTGAGTTCGTACTTGCCGCAGAACTTGAGAAACTGTGCTCCTACCATTGGGCGGCTCTTTTTCACCGCACCAGCTTGCACTGTTTCGTTGATCTTTGCTTTGATATCTGCAGGCTGTGCAGCAAGATCCACTAGAGTCACATTACGATTGTAATCGTCTAGTACTCTATGCTCAACTCCATTGTGGTCAGTCCACCGCTGGAGCATGAGATTGTTCCAATCAAATCCCTTTTTATCTTTGTCAGCAAAAGCTTCAGTGAGACCAACTTTATTTTTGCTACCTTTGGTCCTAACACCAGGATAGGCGGAAAAGACGTTATCTGTTGGATCACCGCGCATACACTTCTCAAACAGGATCCATTTTGGATCAGGTATGACCTTGGGAGCTTTAGTTTTCTTGTCAATGACCAGTTTACCTTTCTTGTCAAAGATACCTTCTAGAGTGTGAAGCTCGTCGGCAACACCATTGTATTGTTGTACGTTCGGCGCCAGCAGCTGGTGAAAGTCTGTGTCGGAAGAAACAATAACATGATGGTCATTGGGGTGGTTCCAGATCCAACCAGAGATAAGATCATCTGCTTCGAGCTCGCTGTGTTGGAGCACGGTGCAATTAGTTTTCTCAGCAAGAAAAGTCTTAAGGTTATCGAAAGCTTCCCAAAAAAGTCGGTCCTCTTCGGCTTCCGTCTCCGTAAGAGCCGCCCTTGCGACTGCCCGATTCTTTTTATATGGCTCATAGAAATCTTTGCGCCATGACCGTCCCTCCAAACAGAATACCACGTGATCGGCCTTTTGATCACGCCATGCTTTGTTGACTGACGCCAAGGTGACATGTATGGCAAATCCTAGTTTATCCCAGGTGTCCGATTGACGATGTGCCGAATGCCGAGCACGAAAGAATGTATTGGCTGTGTCTACGATTAGATATCTCATGCAGTAATAGTAGCATATTACAATAATCTAGTCAAGTGCGGTAGCAGAAATTCTGCCCATTTTCTGTGAGCATCTGCTCGAAAATGATAAGACGGATTGGAAAGGAATCCGTGATTGGTTAACCATTTCCAATATGTCATATCCGGATCATACGGATCAATATACGATCCGTTCCAATCTTGCATTGGTTGATTTTGGAAATCGCTATAGCAATTAAAAAATAAATGAGGAATGGATAAGTTGGTTAGTTCTTGATGAAATTCAAAAATTTCTTTGTGTGCTTTGTGCTCGTAGTGCGCCCAATCAATATTGACAACGTATTTTTTATAACGTTCTTTGATTTCTTCGGGCCAGTCGTTTCCCACTCCGCCGGCATTCACTTGCCAAAAGATATCGTTGAGCAGCCACTCTTCTCTTTCCCAGGTGCTCCATCCGATAACAATTACATCCGGTATGCCTTCATTTTTGAGATAATCTCTTGTTGTTCTTATTATTCTTGTATTGCTACTAGCCGATTCTGCATCACAATGCAATATGGCTCCTAATTCATTAGCAAGCAAGCAACCATAACTGGCACGTTCATTTTCTGGATGTGGCTGTCGTCCCAATCCTCGATATAAAGGATCGTCTTCGGCAAAACAATAGGGAACTACCGCTTCGGCACCGGCACTGTGACTATCGCCGTTTACATAAAGTATCAAGATATCTCCGACCGACCGTTTCCTAAATCGTTTCGATCTACTCGACGCGGTCGAGCATCAATGGGTTGGTTGGCTTCCCATTGTTCGAAGTTCTCGTTCAAAATATTACGGCATACACCCTGAAACCAACGATCCACAATTTCAGCATCGGTGTCATCTTTTTTCTGCATGTATCCGGCTTTTACCAGTCTAGCAACAAATACTTCATTCCAATCTAGTTCAAAAGCACCATTGCCAACATCATCTGGATCAAGCTCTACACTGACAACGCTGATGTAAGGTTCGCCGGCTTCGGTAGCAATTTCTTTTTCTGATTTGGGTTTTACCTTAGGCTTTGGTTCTGATTTTGCTACTTTTGGTTCTTCTTTAACTTTTTTCTTTAAGAAATCAAACATTTCAAATATCCCGTCTAAGTACATTATATAGTACCTTTCAATTTTTCCACTAACCAAGTGTCTTTGTCCATCCAGCGTTTTTCTCTAAGAAAAATGCTTTCGTACAAACTTTCTATAGTACCGCAGTACGCCCATTCGAGCCAGATTATTCGTCGAGTTCGAATACAGCGGTGGGGCAAAATAGCAAAGCACGATTTCCATTTCGTAGCAATACGATAGAAATGTTCATAGTCAAAATCAATCCTCATTGAGATTGCTCCGTTTGATTTTGAATCCAGCCTACTTCGTAATAAAGTCCTAGTATATCTAAGTATTCTAATTTGTAATACTTGAAACTAAGTTTTCTTTTGTTAGTTTTTAATACCCAAACACGATCTTTTATCCTTAAAGACCAAACATGTCCTTGATTAGTCCGCACATGATAAAAGTTTAGTATGGACATTAAGTGCCCCACTCATTTTTAAACAGTGGTACCTGTAGTCGATCGCTATAACGCAAGCCATGCTTCATTGCATGTAGTGCAACTGCTTTATTATTAAGAGAGTATACACTTTCTACACCGCCCACAGGCATTAGATACACATCGCCCTTAAACCCTGCTGCACGATATTGTTCGTGTGCTTTCAATGCATCACGTACATCCTCATCTGTGGCAACAACAAACTTGAGATACGTGTGTCCAATTTCTTCGTAGCTGCGAACAATGTCTGGTCGAATAGCATCTTCCCACCGTTCGCCACTGGCAGGAAGTTTAGCACTTACACTAAATGTAAGAGCATTGCGTCCTCTGCGACCAAGTTTTGGATTCAATGTCCAGTCCAGCAAGTAATGTCTAAAATCTTTTGACAGCTCTTGAGTACCGTTTGTTTCAAAAGTAATTTCTTTTAGTTTTTGCATACGAGGATGATTTAGCAGATCCTCATAACTGCGTTGCCAACCCAGTAAGGGTTCACCGCCAGTGATAACAAGATGTTCTTCCTTCCATTTACCATGCGGAAGAATTTCCATGATACGTTCCACAATGGCATCACTAGTTAATACAGGACTAAGATCTTTGAATCTTGGATCCCAGCTAGCATAACTATCACAGCCTGTACTTACCAATGGTAGTTCTTCATACCGGCTATACTTGTTGGGATCTACAGACTCAGCTTCTTTACTTAACTCACCTCTAGGCATACCAAAGCCGGCACATTTGAAGTTGCATCCGAATGTGCGTAAGAACACACTGGGCACACCCATATAGCGTCCTTCGCCTTGTATACTATAAAATAATTCTGCTACTTTGATTTTGCTCATAATTTACCAATGTCGAATAATACCTGCAACAATAAACAGGTTTGTTACAATATATACTAGCACAATAGCGGTACGGATGCAAGCAATTTTGTTTGCTTCTGCATCCGTAGTTCCTGCTTTTTCGCCTAGTGATTTAGCCCAGAGACGCCACATCAATGATTTCGTTTTCCGTCAAATACACAATTGAATACAAGATTCATTTCGCCAGTGTTGATTACACGATGAAATGCACCATCTGGGATTAGCACAATGTCTCCGGCCTTGACTGGAAATGGTGTATCCGTTTCGTTGCCTACAATCATTTCTCCAAAACCTTGTACAAAGAAATATACTTCTTCTTGCCCAGCGTGTCTATGTCCTCTTGTACTTTGTCCTCGATATAGTTTGGTAGAACTTAATACAAGATTGTTTAATGTTCGATTGTCTTTAAGCAGGTAAACATCGTTGTCTTTGACAATTTCACCGCCAATGTCGTGTACATTGTATTTGTTCATGCAAATAAATCCTCATTCCATTCACGATGTCCTTCACGGAAAGCCATGTTAGCTTGTGTTTCGCGAACTTCAACACGATAGCACCATAAGCGTTGTTCTAACCGTGTATTAAACATTTTTTAATCCTATTCTACTATAACCTAACTTTGACTTGAGTTCCCTGCTTTTCTTCTCTGGTTTCCATGCTCTAGGATCAACTGTTTCGCCTGTGAGTTCATAACGAAAGTCTGGATCATAAACCATATAGCCCAACTTGTTCCATTTGATTACCCCGTCATCAAAGAGAAAGATACAACCACGACACATACAGAAACTGGCACCGTTGTTACTCATTACATTACCATTTACCGTGCCAACATATTTGACGACACGACCTTGGTGCATTTCTTTCAGTGCTTCGTAGTAGTCAATCATTTTTCAACTCCAAAAACAAATTTGATACGGTTGGCAACAACCTTGCCTTCATACCGTGTATCGTTAGCAACATCTAAACATTCATTGATGATTAGTTCAGCAAACTTAGCCAAACGGATCTTGTCCCATTCTTGAATTTTGAATCCATGATCGGGATCAAATTGATATGTCTTATCAGCAGACAAGTTAGCCTGTTCAGTAAGTTGTTTTATCTTCTGTTCGTTCATAGGTAATAATATTCCTTGTTGGCTGGGTCTTTTAATCTACTATGTAGTTTGTATTCAGATATGTTTAATTCTAACATAGCCTGTTTGAGAGTGTCAAATGTTCTGGATTCGGCTACAATCTTTCTTGCCCTGCCGTTTTGACTACCAGCACATTTACCTTTTCTACCTTTACTGCTTTTTTCAAAAACCTCTTGTCGTTTTTCTTCTGACCAGTTTGCTCTTGTTTCTTTGGCTTTCTGTCTTGCTAATGTTTCGGATTCTGGATTGCGGTTCTCTACACCTTTTCGTGCCGCTTCTTTTCTGCGTTCTTCGCCCATTCGCTCTTTACCTAACCGGGCACTACGCTTTCTATCTTCTGGATCACGAGCCTTTACACCTTCTACTAATCGCGGTATATTATCTCGTAATCGTTCTTTTAACTTCAGTCCTTCTTCAGTCTGATACCATTCTTTAGTTTTAGTATGGACAGTATCTAACAATCTTTTCTTTTCTTCTTCAGTTCTGTTTGCCCATATTTGTTTGATTTGATTACTAAACTCTCGACGGCGTTCGTCGGTCCAGCCAGCTTTAGTGTCTCCGCCTATTACATCCTTTGCTACATTGTAGTAGTCATCGGAATAGTAGGCATTGACTTTATCTAAATAGAATTTTTCACGCTCTAATAGATATTGCCGATCTTCAATTTCAACATATTCAATAATAGAACGGGTAAAGTTTTCTATTCCGTGTTTTTTTACAGCCCTTTGAAAAACTTTACCAGATCCAACATATCCATCGTCTATGGTACCAGCATGTGAACCAATATACTTTTTACCATTGATGTTATTGGTCCACTCGTAAATAAATCCATAATACATAGTTCGTCCTTTGCTACTAACTATGTTTATTTATGCTGATTTATTCAAAACCTTCAAATAAATCTTCGTTCCATTCTCTATGACCCTCTCTAAACGCCATATTAGATTGGGTTTCTCGGACCTCAACTCTATAACACCATAAGCGGTCGGCTTCACCCGGACCCCACATATCTGGAATATATACAGCGTTGATATATTTGTATAACATATCGGCTAACCCCTCACACCCAAGTTTAGGCAAAATTGTGAGTTTAGCCATCTTC